CAATGCTGGTCACAGCCACGGCGCAGCCGGAATAGCGTTCCGCAAACTTTGCCTGGCCGCTGGTGGCGTAGAAATGGGCAATGAGCATATCCTGGTTAGACAGGGCCTGGGCATCGTGATCCTTGACGGCCAGATTCCACAGCTTCACTGCTGCGGCGTCGCCCGCATCCAGGGGGATGGGGTCAAACGTCTGCGTGATGGTAGGCTTCTTCATGGTGGTAAAGGTGTTGCCAAGGATATCCTGCTTGCTTTCCTGGCTCCAGTCCATTTCGGCGGAGGAATCCTCTACCCGCTTACCGATGGCACTCCACACAGGGGCGGAGGTAGTGCCGGTATTGAGGTAAGCGATGAGGAGTTCTCGGGCGATGGTCTGGCCGGAAGTAGTGTTAAATTCCAAATCAGCCATTATACATTCACCTCGTAATTCATTTTCATAAGGATTTGATGGTCTTCGTCGCCGTTTTCGTACATGGCGAAGAGCGACGATCTGGTGGTGGGTTCAATGCGGATCACCCTGCGGCCCTCTCCAATATCCGGCGGCGTTTCGCTTTCGACCCAATCCCCGAGGGCGTTTAAGAGTTCATCTGCCTTTAGGCGTTTATCGTTGCTGTTGCCGGGTTTTACCCGGTAGATCACCTTGAATTGGTATTCTGCCTGGTATCCGCCCAAAATGTACCGCTTGACGATGTACGCCGCCTGGATGGTGGAAAGCGCCATGCACTCCGTTTCTGCGGGAAGGAACTCGAAGCGGATCAGGTCAACCGGCTTGCCCGGGAAAGTGTTGAGCCAAACCAGAAGCTTACGGGATACCTGGTCTTCCTCCGCTGCCGATGCCGCCTTTTTAACCTGTTCCATACTTCTTCACCGCCTTATCTGCTACGCGGATCCATTTCTTTATATTCTGGGCTTTGGATGCCTCAAACCAGTGGGATTGGGCTTGGGGGTGTACCGACTTGGTAAACACCAAGTTCCGGTCTGTTTCAACTTTGGTTCCGCCCTCCGGAGCGTATGTGCTGCCAGTGTTGGGATCCACCATGACTTTCCCGTTGTACAAAAATCTTGCGTATGGGCCGGGGTAGATGATAGCGTTGCCAACTACCCTGGTTCTCTCCGTCAGGGAATTTGTAAGAGCCGGGACAAACGGAACGGTATCCTTTTCGATTTGGACGGCCAAAACGTGCTCCGCTCTGCCGCATCCCTGCGCCAGCTTTTCTTTGATGGCGTCCATGCCCTCCATGTGGACGGAAAATTTTACGCCCATCATTTGCCTCCAACTTCCCAGTGCCGCATGTCAGCGCTGCCGTAGTCCATTTCGTCGACTTTGGTGACGTTGTAGCAATCATCATGGAATCGAACGACATCCAGATTGTCGGAAACAAATTCGCCCTTCACAAAAATGGTTTCTTGTCCATTTCCATTGTAAGACAGCGTCCACAAGCCGGATTTATCAGCGGCGGCGTTAAACGCCTGCGGCTTGGAATAGGTCTTGGCGGCCCCGGTCTTCCCGTCCACCGCTTCCACGGAGAAGGGGATATAGAGGTTTACGGCGTCAGCGCCTTCCAGGCCACTTTCCCGGACGTTTACGGCCTTTGAGGCCTGCAACATCACGCCCCGAAGGATCGTGATATATGCCCGCTCGGTTTCTTCCAGCGTTGCCGGGGCGGTTTCCTGGACGATGTTGTAGATCGTTACAGTGTGGGGAGCGTACATCCGCAGCCTCCTCCCCGATACAGCAGCCCAGTGTGGGCAAGATACTCATTGCACGTTGCCGCCAACAGCTTTTTGGCCCCATCTGTTACGTTGATTGCTGCTAAAGCCGATTCCCCGCCGGTTGCCAAAGTGCGAGAGTATCCACCTACCGTTTCGCTTTTCACGTTATCTCCGTTCGCTGCTTCTACCATTTTTGCAGCGGCAAGCGCCTGCGCAGCTTCGATAACAGCATACTTGTCAATGAGTGCGCAGCAGCACATTTTTACAGCGTCCAAATCAGCGTTATCTTTCGCCTTGTTGCGGGTGTAATAATCGAGGAAGGAGCTGGCCCGAACGGATAGCCGGGGAAAATCCTCATCTTTTGCGGCAGTTCCACAATAAGTGCAGGAGTAATATTCATAGTCGGCATAAATCATGCGGGTCAGCTCCTTTCAGGTCAGGAAACGGTAACGGTAGCGGTGCCGGTCTTACTGTTGTCCTGCTTGGACTTGGCAGTTACGGTGATGCTGGTGGAAGTCTCGTTGGAGGCCACAGTCAGAACGCCATCCTCGGAAATGGAGGACTTAGCGCCATTCTGGCTCCACTCAACGTTCTCGCTCACGATGCCATCACCGGCCACAACGGCGGAAAACGCCTTCTTGTCGCCCTTTGCCATAGTGGCGGTAGCGGGAGAAACGGTCACAGTGGACACGGTGCCCGCCTTGCCATAAACGGAGAAGGGGAAGGGGTTGGTAATGTCGGCGTTGTAAGCGTTGATGGGGTTGGCAATCTCCCAGCCCAGACGCATGACGGCACGGAGAGCTACCATGTCGTTCTGCATCAGGTTGTAGGTAATGGCCTTAGTGCTGGGATCCTGGATAACGCCCTCGGTGAAAATCTTGAAGGTCATATCCTGCCGGATGGCATAGACCAGCTGGCTCCAGTCGCCCACGATCATCTGGGCCTGGGTGGGGTCGAAAGCGCCATTCATGGGGAAGTACATGTCCATGCCGTCCAGGCCGTAGCGGGTAGCGCCCTGCATGTCAGACTTAAAGATGGGCTGGCCAGTGGTATCCTTCAGGCCACGCAGCTTGCCACGCATCTGGATAGCGGACATGACGCCGTTGGGGTTAAAGCCGTCCAGCTCAACCTTAGCGATCAGGCCGTTTTCACCCATGATGTCGTCGAAAACGCTGGTGCCGACGGGAACGCCATTGCCAGCGGAGATAGCGGAAGGCACAACGCCGTTACGCCAAGTGCTGGGCTTGTTGGTGCCAAACAGGATGGCGGCGTCGATAACCTTGCCGAAAGCCTCGGTAAGGCGGGGGCGGACCTCGCCCCAGATGTCGTAATCGGAGTCGTCGAGGACGGCCTCGGGGATGGGGACGATGACGGCGATTTCCTCGGCGTAGATTTTCTTCTTGTCCCACGCCATCTTGGTAGTCTGCTTCCAGGCGTCACCAGCGCCGCTGTCAGTGGCCTCGCCGTTGACAAAGTAGGCAGAGGGAAGAGCGTCAAGGACGTTGATGGTCTGGGTCTTGCTGGACATGTTCGCCAGACGGCGACCCATGCGCAGGACTGCGGATTCGGCGATAGCGCCCTGCATGATTTCGCGGGTTACGGGTTCCGGGATAAGACCGGAAAGCGCAGAACGATCAATAGTTGCCATTTTGATTCTCCTTTTTTATTTCAGTGCGCCGCGAATTAAACTATTCATCGCGGCATTAGTTGCGTTTGGTTTATCACCGCCACCAGCGGGGGCCGCCCAGTCGATTCTGACTTTCTGGCGGTTTTCAGTAAGCCGGTCTACCGCCTGTTCAAAGGTGGTTTTGTCATCCACCATTTTCAGGGCCTTAAATGCGATAAACTCAGCTTCTTCGCCAGTCAGGCCCTTGGAGAGAACGTACTTGTCTCGCTTCATCTGCTCAATCTCCGCCTGTGCGGCGGTCAGAGCGGATTTGCTGTCGGCAAGCTCCTTGTCTCTCTTGGCTTGGCGCTCCTGTTCAGTCTGCTGGCCCTCTCTCCATGTGCGGTATGCGGCGATTTCTTCCTCGCTTGGAATACCCTTCATCGCCTTTGCGAGGCGCTTGCCAATCATGGCGTCCACTTCCTCCTGCGTGAAGGTCTTCGCAGGGGACGGCTCCGGTACGGGGGCCGGGTTCGGATTGGGATTGTTAATGGGTTCGCTCATCTGATTTACCTCCGTTTATTTCCTGGGCCGTCGCCCAGCGGTTTAACGCCTCTCGGCATGGTTCGATAAAACAAAAAGCCAACCACCAAGAAAATCTCAGTAGTTGGCTCATAGTGCCACTTCCGCGCGCTCAATTGCGCTGCGGGTGTGTATTTACTTTTTCAGCTCTTCCGCCTTGATTACCTGGGCCTTCACGCTGCCATCCTTCATGCGTTTCAGCTGCACCCGGTGGCCAGCGTCAAGCGCCCGCTCAACGGCGGCCTTTAGCTTATCGTCGATCATGCAAGCACCTCAATGCTTTCGATTTCGTCCGGGTAAAAAGATTTGATTGCTCCGCTATCCAGCCGAATATCAATGCAATCCTGCGTATCCTCAGTTTCTTCGGCATCTAAAACAGCAAGCACGCCGCCAACGTATTTCTCGCCAGAAGTGGTCAAAAGCTCAATGCGAGGTAAAGCATTTGCATATTCCCAAATATTTACCATTTTCTCTTCTCCTCCGGGTTCGTTGGCACAACGTGGATTCCTTTCTTGGAGTAAAAAATAATAATCCGTTTTGTATCCCAGTATTTATTGTCGGCATAATACCGACCAATCACTTGATCCGTGTCCGTGTACTCCTTGATTTCCAAAGATCCATCGTTTCTATTTTTTATGGTCACCGTCCCTGTTCCGGCATACCCGTCTACAAGTGTTTGCGCTTCCTGTGCCGTAATGGTCAAGATGCTTTGCGGCGTTTGACCCTTTGCAAGTCTTTGCAATCTGTAACGTTCAAATTCCGCCGTTCCTTCAATGTGGCGGGCCTGAACCTGCGGCCTGATTTGCGTGGAGATTTCGCCGCTTGTAATCTTTGCGTTAAGTATAGCAGTATTTTCCTTATTTTGCAACGCTACTTCTGCATCGCGCCGCACTTTTAGCGCCTGCGTGGCGGCTTCGCTCTTTGCGTCGCTATACAGCACCTTCAACCGTTCCGGTTGCTCCGGTAGTCCTGCCGCCTTGCTAAACTTCCTGTATTTGGCGTTTAGGCGGCGCAATTTGGAGTTTGCCGCCGCGGCGTCATCTGTTAGGTTTGCGGCCTTGTAGCCGTTTTTAAGGCGCTTCTGAGCCCGAATCTGCCGTTCTACACGGCGCTGCATTTGGGTCGCCTCGTATGCGGTATAGGTTTTGCCATCAAACGTGCATCCCAGGCCGTCGTCGATGTGTGCCAGTTGCTCATCAGTGTAGGTGCGCTCCGACACGCCCTCCACCCACGGAAACCGTCTGTGCCGGCAGTTGGCACCTTCCAAGCCATCTACATACCCAAGCCCGCATACCTCGTAAATGCTGGGGTAAATATCGCCAGTGCGGATACTGTACACCTTGCCTTGCCAGTCTTCGTGGCTTGACCATGGAGACGGCCCCGGCTTGTCGCGCGCGCCGGAATGGGCAGAAACCTCAAAATACGGTGTTTCTAAATACTCGGCGGCTTGCTCTGTGTACTTGGCGCAAATCTGGTTTACTCCGGTCATTACGGCGCGACGCGCCGCTACGTCGATAGAATCTCGATGGCCGCTCTCATAGTCAACGACCTTCAAGCCGCTTTCCGCCAGCTGCTTTACGGCGGTTTTAATGGCCTGATTGTAGTTGATAGCGCCACTCTGAATTTGCATTACAGCATTGTCTAAAGCCCAAGTATACGCTTTTGCCGGAGGCAGCATTGTCCGTCCTGCGTCCACCAGGAATCCCATGGAGGCCGTCAAATTGCGAAACGTATCTAGCGTTTGCCGCCTGATCGTATCCACTGTGGCGGCATCAACCAGCGTTTCCGGCTGTGTGACGTGGGCGAGATCAATCATTTCGGTGTAGTATTTTTGGTTGCGCTCTACTACATCGTCCAGCAGCTTCTTGAGCTTTTTTTCACTGACGCCGGAAGTTTGGCGGATGGCCTTTTCGATCTTTTTGAGATCAATACCGTGCGCCCGCAGCGCTCGGATATCTTGCACCGTTACCTCGTTAAGCTGGTCGGCGGCTTTAAGGCGGGAGCATATCTCGTCTAAAAGCGTATCTTCCAGAGCCCGATACAACTCCGCCAGTTCTTCGGGCATGGCGTCTAAAATTTGAGGAGTAAAGTAATATCGGGGCATGTTTTCTTTCTTACAACCCTAAAACTTTGGCCAAAATCCAATAACGGCAAAAAGCCCAAGAACGCCTAATGCGGATACTGCTAGGATCGACAATACCGCAATCTGCCATTCCTTCATCATTCCACCTCGCCTTGCGGCTCAGTCGTCATGTCCTGCATCTTTGGCAGCGCCGCTTTTGCGGTGGCTTCATCCTCGTTAAACCAGCGCATACGAGCCTCCCAATCGTTCATAATGCCATCAGAAAGCATTCGTTCATCTTTGTTAAACTCCGCTTCTTTGTCAACAAAAATGCTATCGTCAAAATCAATACTAATTTCGACACTTTCATCAAGCCCTGCATTCATTGCCGTATTGCCAAGTCTCAAAAGAATACGGCAAAGCTCAATTAGCACTTTTTCCAAAATGATTTGGTGCTTTCCTCTTGTTTTTGCAAGTTCACTATGCGTGCTGACCACTTGCGTAGCAGTAGCCATAACAGCTTGATCAATCTGATAAAAATTTGTCCCAAACCCGCATTTGCTTCCTAAAATATTAAGTGCAAACTGAACACCTACACTTAACTTGTCGGAATTAAGCGTCATATCGATTGGCTGAATAACCGCTCCGTCGCTTACATCCTCCGGCATAACATAGTACACGAGATCATTGTTATCGAATGCTGGCGTACCATCAATGAATTTGCTTGCCGCAGGTTTAACCATAATGCGCTTTTTGCCCATCACAAACTCATTGACATAGGCATCATACGCAATATCGGCTCCTTCAAGTGCATCAATAGCATTGGCATAAACCGAAATGCCGGTCGGAAGCAGGTAATTGAAGTTATTCGCAATGTTCGGTCGGTCAATGACAAATTGACGCTTATCGCTTCCGGTATGTACAACAGGGGGGATGCGCTCAAAGCCCTTAACATTGGTCAGTGCTTCGTCTGCAAGTTGCTCATTATTATACCGATAAATGCGGTTCTCAATGACGTATTCGCCGCTATCCTCTTTATGGTGGATTTGCAGATAGAGGTAATCATGCCCGCCCCGCGTCACTACGGAAGAAAACGCGCACTCGCTGATATAGCCATTCGACCATGCCAGCGGGTAAATGTTCTCGATGGTTACATAGTCCAGCATAATGCCGGACGCATTGCCCGGGACGATATCGCCGCTTTCGCTGATTTCTTGCCCGATGACGCGAGGGATATAAGCCACCGTGCCAAGCGCAGACTTCATTTCCTGCATCTCATTAGCCTTGACAGAAAAATTGTTCTCCGTCAAGACGCGGTCAATGAACTCCTGCTCCCTCTGCCCCTCAAGCGTGATCTGCACCTTCTCATTCATCAGCAGATTCGCCCAATCCTCGCACAGCTTCTTCCCCATGCCGAGGGAATACCGCTTGCAGTTGACTATGCTCTCACCGTTGCGAACGCGGTAGCTGTGAAAGCCCTTCACGTTGCCCTGATACCAGCTTTTCCACTCCGCAACCTTGCTGTAAAACTCTTCGGGGATTGTGGCATAGCCCAACTCGTTAAGTTTTAAGATAACTGCATTGCTCATGCGATAACTCCCATCCGGCGAGAAATGCGCTCTAAAGCGTATCTTGTGGCATCGATCAAATGGTTATTTGCATCAGGATACCCGCTGATGATGTCGCCGTCTTTATTCCGCTCGTATTCGTAATTTACAAACTCGTTGTACGCATTTGGTGTTCGGCGGCGGTCAATGACGATCTTCCGCCGTTGAAGCCACTTCATGCCGTAGTCCACAGAACCAGGGCCTTTGACCGCCTCTTTTGCAGGGAGCCCCATAGCACGATAGTCAGCCACGCTTTTAGGCTCCGCGCTGTCGCATGTGATATATGCGTCCTTATACCCCCGCTGAATGATGATGTTGCCGCTTGCCTCGTTGGTGAGCTTGTTCTGATAGATTTCATCTATCAGGTAGATAGTCTCCCGCGCCCTGTCGTAATGCAGGCGGATAAAAGCAAAGGGGTCTGGGAACCAACCGTAGTCCACCCCTTGATAGATTTGGTCGAAGTGCGACATTTCTTCGTCCGCGATCTCCCGCAACTCCAAATTCTCGAACACATTGCCGCCCGTGCCCACCGGAATACCGAGGTATTCATGCTGATACGCTCGCTCGTCCGTCTCTTTGAGGTGTTCCGCCTCATCGATAAACTGCTGCCCCAACCATTCAGGCGGCGCTTGCAGGTACGTAGATTTGTGGCACAGCCGGTCAGCGCGTTCCTCCAAGCCGTCTTTGTTCGCCCAGTTGTCACGCGAGATCGGCGGATTATAGCTCTCAAAATTCCAAAACACCGAGCCACCGCGCATGGTCGACTGCAGAATGTTCCGGATTTCTGCGCGTCCGGCAAACTGGTCTTTCTCCTCAAAGTGCGTCACGGCGATGTAGCCAAACGGCACTTTGATAGATTTGATTTTCATGGGATCATCAGCGCCACGGAACATGATCTTCTGCCCGGTCGGCTTATAGATCAGCTCCATCGGTGAGACTTTCGCCTCCCAAAACGCCGCCATGCCTAATTCACCAATCGCCCACATGTATTGAGCGTACACACTATCCCGGATGGTGTTTGCCACCTTGCGAAGCACCAGCGCATGGGTGCCCGGATTGTTTATCAGCAGCAACGGGACGATTACAGACACCGTGGAGGATTTCAAAGAACCGCGCCCACCGCTGAAATCGTAGTGTGTGTGCCCATGATGGAAAATGTCATGCGCAATGTCATAAAATGCGGGGCCGATTTTTTCTGACAGTCGAACTTTAGACATCGATAACCACCGTCACGCCATCATCACTATTGCCACCGGTTTTCTCTTGCATCATCGCCCATTTATCAATCAGCGTCCCAAGCGCCGTGGTGATCTGGCTCGGCGTCGCCTCCGCCAACTTCTCCGGATCGTTCAGCGCCGCAAGGCCCTTGCCAATGATCTCGCACACCACTTTTTTCTGGCTCTCCATGTAGGCCAGCACGTCGGCGGTGTTTTCTTCCTTT